GGCGGTGGATTCAGTTACTGAAGAATTAAAAGGGCGACAGGGCGTAAAGCGTATGTCGTATAATACTTGGCATTGGGATGGTAGACGTGAGAATGAAGCACGTGAGTACATCACATATTTTTATTTGAAGCATAATTAATGCGATATACACGTGTTAAACTTTATAGGTTTTATGCAGTAGATTTTGATCTAACGCAATTAGACGAATACAAGTGGTGTGTTGACACATTTAAGTTACCAAGTGAGTTGCGTGAATGGTATGTAAATGCAACTTGGAATAAAATTGAATTTAACTTCCGTGACCCAGCGCATGCACTAATGTTTTCATTGAGATGGGCATGACAGAATATATCGAAGTATCACTTACTGGTGTTGGACTAAATCAACGCAGACTTATGCAGGCATGGTGGTTGGTGGTATGATGATGCTAAATGGATAGCAAGTGACCGCAAGTATTATTTTAGAGAAGAAAAAGACCGTATGCTATTTTTATTAAGGTTTGGAGCAAAATGATAGATACAAATTCAAAAACGTATTGTCCATTGATTTTCCATGGTATCTATGTTGAACGAACTAGCAATGGAGCATATCATATTGCACCATGTAGTACATCAAAAAAATCACAGGTATTAACTCAGAAAATTGATTTTGTTAACAATCAATCCCTTAATTTATTGCGAGTTTCGGCAAATAATAATGTACGGGCACCTCACTGCCAAAGTTGCTGGGTAGTAGAAGATAATCACGGTGAAAGTAAACGTCAAGTTTACATAGATTTGTATAGAGAAAATCAAATTCCTCAGACACAATCTATTGTATTGTTTAGTCTTGACTATAATACATTACCAATATGTAATGCTAAATGTATTATTTGCAGTCCGACCTACTCAAGTGCGTGGATTCAAGATGCACAATTATTAAATAATACAGAGTCAAGATTTACTAAATCTACTAATATTAGTGACATCAATAAAGAACAAAATCAGCTCGATGGGTTAGATTTAACTCAACTAAAAAGTGTTTATTTCAATGGTGGTGAACCATTATTAACAAATGATCATGTCACTATATTAACGCAATTACAGAACATCAATGAAGTAGCAGTATCATATAATATAAATGGATCTTGCTACCCAACAGAAGATGTGCTACAATTATGGAGTAAAGCCAAAGAAGTTACTTTATCGTTAAGTATTGATGGTATTAACGAGCAGTTTGAATATATTAGAAATCCACTGATATGGAAACAGGTAAGTGATAATATTGCTAAATTAAATAACTGTTTGCCCAATCTTAAAATTAATATAGCATATACTGTTGGCCTTCATAATGTGTTTGGATTACGCGAATGTATCAATTGGTGTAATACTAATATAGATAAATTTGATGTTGCTACACAATTTCATGTGCATACCGCAAATGGCAAATTAGATATTAAATTTGCAGGTAGAGAATTAAGAAAATCATTCTTAAATGAATTGTCGCTAATTGATAATAATAAATTTTATTGGGTTACTTCTCTTAAAAATTATGTTAGATCTACAGTAGACCCAAGCAATGACTGGATGGATTATCTATATAGTCTTGACAAAATTAGAAATACAAATTGGGAAACTACATTTGTAGAATTATATGAGAACAGTTTAAATGATAGATGATTTACATAATATATGGGGAGTGGCGCAGTACGCAACTCAACCGCAGTTTACCTGCTACGAATCAGTGCAGGATAAATTAGACACATTTACTAAAGAACAATATCTTAAAGATCCAGTTGATACAATACAGCAAGTATTTGATATCTATCGTGCTATAAACATTACGCCAATTGTCTATTACACAGAAGCTGGATTGATTACTGCTATTAAAGAGTTGTCTGAGACTGTAACTAATAGTGTTAAGAACAATGTTATTAACTTGGGCAACAATCAGGGGCAAGGTATCAATAGATTTCTATTCCCAAACATGATGACTGCCGAACCAAAAGGACGTGGCAGTAACAGTCTTAAAGATCGCTTTCTAAGTGACGCAAAGTTAAAACGTGCAATCAATTTATGTTTTGAATATAGAGAAGGTAACAATTTAGTTAGCCCAACTGCATTACGTAGAGCATTAGAATTAGTTACAGGTGAGAATGTACAGAACTTTAAGTCGCTTAATGCACGTGCTATAGTAGAACACTTATGCCCTGTGCTTTGGGGCAATGTGTATGACTACAGTGCGGGCTATGGCGGACGCATGCTGGGTATAACGACTAGTAACATGCGTTACAACTACCAATGTATCGACCCTAACACAGAAACAGTACAGCATCTAACATACCTAAGTGAGCTAATAGAACAGGCAGTGGGTAACAAAGGATTGATTACACAATCAGTAAGCGAAGAATACGAGCCCGCTGATATTGATCTTGCGTTTAGTAGTCCGCCATACTTTAATTTAGAGAAGTACAGCGACGAGCCAACACAGTGCATGGTTAGGTATACTACGTTAGACGAATGGTTTGAGGGTTATGTTGCGCCCACTATGAAGAACATACACAAAGGCCTAAACAGTGATGGTGTGTTTGCTACTAACATTGCGGACTATAAGTCATATGGTAATAAAGAGTATGCTGTAGTTGAACGTTGGATTGCTACTGCTGAGAAGTTAGGCTTTAAACATTCAGGTACAATTAAGATGCTACTCAATACCCGCCCGGGCGTAGGGAACGATAAAATCGCAGGGCGTGAGAAGTGGGAAGGCGTTTACGTCTTTACAAAATGATTAAAATTGGCCATTTACCATACCAGGAGATTTACGATCGTGTGATGTGGCTTCAGCAGACTGTTGGCGATGATGGTTGGTTCACAGAAAATCGCGATTGCTACATTGCAATCAAAGATCCAAAAATTGAATTTCTGTTTATACTAAGGTGGGGAGCATGAGAGTATTGAATAAAGCAGTTTGGCCACACCAAGTTACACTCGACCCAACGTTCTTGCCGGACGAAGAATATGGTGTTTATGATGTACGTGAACGTTGGCTAAGAGAAAATATGTATGAGAACTATCCAAATCGGTGGCACATTGTTGGATATAAGCCCTTGACTTATTGCTTCAGTGACAGTAATGATTACATGATGTTTTTATTGAGTTGCGCATGAGTTTATTAGACGGAGCAAATGGTCGCAAGTTTATAGCAACGGGTCCTTTTGATGACGAAATGCCATACCACTATATTGTTATTGCTGATATACAGTTTTGGGTAGATAATGAAGATGAAATATATCAATGGATGGAAGATAATTTACCACGTGGTAAAGCACACCATGCAGGTATGATGATTAGTTTAGATAGTGAAATTGATAGAACTGCTTTTTGTTTGAGGTGGGCATGATTGAAATTAACCTAATTCACGATTTAGACGATATAAATTATACCAAATATAAGGCAGCAAAAGAGTGGTGCGAAGAAGAACATAATCAAGCTGGTGTTAGTAATCCAGAATGGTGGCAGTTCAGAACACAAATTAATATTACAGATAAATTACTTACATTGTTAGTAATGAGGTGGTCGTAATGGCAACAACAATTTCAATGACTGAAAAACAATGGGCAACACTAAAAGACAAGATTGTAGAAGATTACGGTCGAACTACAGTATTAATTAGCTGGCGATTAAGAGATACATTGGGCTTTACTATACGTGAGTACAGGGATTATTCACCTGGTCAGGCGCAAAAAGAATATCCATTTGAGAGTTGGACTACTATACGCTTAGACTTTTGGGATGAACAGATACATACAATGTTTCTTTTGAAATACAGCGATTACTTATTGTAACGTATGCGTTTCTAATACATCTGCATCCATACCAAGTATTTCAAATATTAATTTAATGTTTGGGTGGACTGCACCAATATCAGACTCTGGTATCATAACAAACTTAGCAGTACCATCTGCTTTAACTGCAAACACATAAATGTCGGCATCATCTACTGGACTAATTTGGTCTACGTACTCTACACTTACTTCTTCTTCGGATTTTGCCATTATCATGTGCCTTAAGATAAGTTATATTTTTTGCAATCTTCTTTAGTAATTTACGCATTACTAAATGATCACTTCCAAATGTACGGCGGTAGTGTTCTAAATCTAAGCTCTCCATTGGTTCTATAGTATTTAACTTGTATTTTAAAATATAGAATCTAGCGGCTATGTTTGCGGCATACGCATCTATTTCATCGGGCATGCCTAAATATTCTTGGTCATTTGTTGCATTACTGTGCTTACTAACATAACCTCTATTCATTATAAAGCGACGACTTCTATATTGATGTTGATGTCTGTATTCATGTACCAACGATTCAACTAATTCAAGGGTAAGATCATCTGCTATCTTGCCTGTAATAAGCCATGGAGATTTTTTAGCCTGATTAATTATAAGAGTTAGTTTGAATTGCTTACGTCGTTCTTCATCTAAGTTAGGGTCGTACTCTGCACCAAATGTAAAGTCACCCGGTGAAAGTATACTATTATCGCCACAGTAGAAATCAACTTTAATTGAATGATGTTTATTAAGATGTTTGCCAAGTTGTCTGACAAAGTTGTGTGGAGTGATTCTTTTGTTAATCAAGCCTGCTACCCATTTTGAAATACTTACATACTCAACAATAGGATTTAATATCATGGCTAACTACCGCCGAGTAAAGTTGATCCACCAGAAAGACTATTGTCACCGGCTGCGCTTGGCAATCCAGAAAATGGATTACTAGTCGGAGTAAATTGTAACGGAGCAATGCCATGAGCTTGCATGAGTAATTTATTTTTACCTTCAGCTAAACTTGCTTTAATTGCTTCGCCGTGTGCATCATCTGTTGCCATATTGTGCAATACATCTGTTACTCCCGACCCACTAGCGTCTGCGCCCAATGGATGTAGTCCCATACCAAAGCTCTTAATACTTCCTAAACTAGCAGGAGTTGGTGTAGTTAAATCAACTCCTGCTTTAAGCATTAAACTAGAGGTTGTACTAATCATTGCATGCACACCTGCTACTGCCGCTGTTATTGCACTTTCGCTACCCGATGCTAGGGCGGCGGCCATATCATTAATTTTTGGACCACCAGCTGCGGCTTGCGTGAAGTCTGTCATATTTGGAAGACCATGCGCACCGTTGCCTAATCCAGTCATACCATCTATATCGCCTTTTAAGTCACCCATCAGTCCGCCCAAACTTGGTGCAAATGCATCTAATTTAGGAACGCTAGGGATAGTAATTCCATTTAACATACTTGCCGCAGCAGCTGGGCTATCAAATTTTGCACCCATATCACCGAGCTTAGTAGCAACTCCTTTCAAGTCTGTAGACATACCAGCAACGTCAGCTGGATTAGATAATTTTTTAATATCAGTTAAATCTTTAAGACTTTGCACACCACCTACCCCAACTACTGGCGCAATATCTGACCCCATTGACCCAATTGATGCATATATGGTTTTTCCGGCCGGAGGAACAATGCCCATTTGATTGGTTATTGTAGATATAATTTTAGGGTCGGTAATTGAATTCAGTACTTTATCAATAGATGAAGCATACACTGGATCGTGCATCTGGGTAATGTCAACTCCGGCTTTAGTTAATTCTGCATTTAGGCCCGATGCATTTCCTAATTTAAGACTTGATATTTTGTTAACTAGGCCGGCCGAAGAACCAAAATTATTCATATCTTTAAGATCAAACGCAGGTCCTGCCGCAGTAAATGCTTTGGCGGCACTTGGTAGATCGCCTAGTACTTTATCTACTCCTTGTGTGGCCATTGAACTAATACTTGATATGCCGCTACCGTAATCGCCAAATGAAGTATTTGCTATAAAGCTAGTAGCTGATTTTATTTCCAATGCATCGGCAATATGGCCCTGTGCTTGCATTACTACCTGACCAAATGCTGCTGGATTACCTGCTGGCAATAATTGTTTACTCTGTGTGTCTAGATTTGTTGCGGCCAATGCTAGATCTGCGGCAAGTGTGGGATTATAACTAGGAGACAGAACATTACCATACAGGGCAGCTTTATCTTGCATCGCCGAGATTGCAGAAGTAACAGCTGGAGCAATTTGTAGTGCACCACCTTTAGCCAATCCGGCTATAGCAGTTAATGTCGCTGGCGTAAGTGCCCCAGCAGGTGTAGCTAGAGATGGTTTAAGATTTTCTAGTACTACACTACCTGCTTTAGCTGTTACCAGCGATATATCATGTTCTGCCATTCTAAATCCTAAGTTATAATGCCGCCGGCACCAATTGGCTCAATGCCTGTTGTTGTATGTATATAATGATTTACTAATTCGTTACTTGTTTGTGCATGTAACATCACATGACGTTTATCAATGTGTATACTCTTATTTAACTCAGATGTAAACAGGCTTTGCATCAGGCCAATGCCTTGTGGGCTTGGAACCACTATCATTGGTTTAGATACAATAAATTCATCAGCAGTTTCTTCAACTACTTTAGCAATAACTTCATCGCCATTTACTAATTTAAATGATACTAATGTATCTCGGTCATACTTATTAGTTACTAGCACTTGTTTCCCCTAACATTTCGTTTAATTGTTCATCGGTTAATTTTTTTAAGCCTTGGAAGCCACCTTCAACAAATAGTTTGCCATCTCGATAAATTTGCGGCACTGTGCGATGACGTTGTTCCAACAACCATTCACGTGCTACATCATCTTCATCAATTTTAATTACTTCAAATGCAATCTTTTTTGTTGTTAATAAATTCTTAGCCTGCTCGCAAAACGGGCAATTATTTTTACTATATACTGTTAACATCTCGGCTCCTTTTATTATTATAGTGATGGTAAATCGTTGTAGTTCATCTCATCCGACATAACTCCAATAACATAGTTAGTTGATTCAGATTCTTGTAATGCTGTTTGTTTCTTGCTTGTATCTGTATGTTTATTAAACCACGGAATCGGTGTCGATTTAGGTGCAGGGCTAGTGTAACGTATACCAATTTGTTTCAAGGCATCTACGGCTGTATAATCAACAAATTCTTTAAGAATATTAGCGTTTAGACCAATAACCGGACCCATTTTGAACAAATAATCGGCCCATTCTTTCTCTTCGCGAATAACGTCTAAGTACATTTGATATACTTCAGCTTCACATTCTGCTTTAATTGCAGCAAAGCGTGGGTCTTCTTTAACTACTTGATTAATTAAAAAGGCAGTCCATTCTTTGTGTAACAACTCGTCTTGTAGGATTAAGCTAATGATATTACCGTTACCAATAAAGATACGATTTTCTACCATAGCCAAACTTGTAGCAAATGATACCATAAAGCGGAATGCTTCTAGACCATAGCTAGCATGTAAGGCCAGCCATACTGCTTTAATGTGATCTGTTTCACTAATTTTCATACCAAGTTCTTTTTGGCAATTAATTACATGTAATTTATCGTAATAGTTTCCAATTGTGCTAGCCATGCTAACAATCTCTTGTGTATCATGGATCGTGTTAAACACATCCTTTGGTACGTTGTAAATGTTACGAATAATGTGACTGTAACTTTTACTATGAATGTTAGTTTCAAAAAATGACCAATTACTAATTAACGCTTCTAGCTCCGGTAGACTTACGACTGGGCCAAACACTTGATTAGGTGCGCGACCTTGTAAGCTATCTAATGCTGTTTGACGTAACAAGTTAGAAGTAAAAATGTGTTTTACTGCATCACTGGCACTCTTAAAATCATTGGCATCTTTACTTAAACTAATCTCCTCTGGTTGCCAAAAGAAACCACGAGCAGTAGCTTCAAAGTCTGCAATCTTGTTATACTTAACTTCTTCGAAACGTTGTACTGTTACTGGTCCGGCTGGGTCAAGGAACATCTTACGTTGTAGATAGTTTGTTTGTTTTGCTAAATTGTATTGTGCTAGTGACATATTATTTCTTCTTTAATTGTTCGAATAATTCGTGTAAAGGGTATCCTGCATTACGTTTAAGTTCCATTAATCCAATAGCATGCCGAGTTCCTACATACTGCTCCTTAGATTCCGACAATACGAATACATATCGACTGTGATTGTGATCGCCGAGATATTTAGACAATTCATCCGATGACATAACTGGGTTCAATACATATTGTGATGCTTGTGTATCATATACAGATATGTGATTTCCCTGATTAGCTATTCTTGTCCATAACTTTACTGCATCAGCAGATAACATACTATCACTAGCAAAAACTAAATTTAAATTTGAAAGATCCTGTTTAATAAGCAGATACAAATCACTAGCATAAGGTGATACTTTAGATGCAATTGCTGGATTTTTCGAGGTCAATGTAACTTTACAAAAATTGCCATTTACTTCGGTGTCGACAATAATAGCGACACTAGCAGCATCTGCGGTTCCTATCCAATATGTTAATTGGTTTTCAGATGTTAGTTTATAAACATTATTACCAAGTTGTTCTGGCTCTATTCCATCAGATAGTAGTTCTGTTAACATTTGATGTTGTGCTTCAAATGCATTATTAGCAGGAACAACCCACGGCATTTCTGTCAAAAATGTTCTATAAAAAATCTCGTAGTTGTCCATTATAATTTGCAGCTTTCGCAGCCCTCTTCATCATCATAATCTATCGGTGCCATAGTTGGCGCTACTTCTGCAACCATCTTACTACCTTGTTTATTAATCAAACTATAGTAAAATGTTTTTAATCCCCATATATGTGCTTGCATTAAGTTCTTAGCAATTAATGTAGTTGGTACTTTTCTGTCCGCAAAGTGCGCTGGATTGTAAAAAGTATTTGTACTAATTGATTGGTCAACATAAGCCGCAAGTACTGCCGCAGTTTTTAAGTATGCGCTACAATCTTTCTGTTCCCACATGAGTTGATATTTATTTTTCAATTTATGATATTCTGGAACAACTTGTGTAAAGCTACCTGCCTTACTTTCTTTAACACTGATTAAACTCATCGGCATTTCAATACCGTTTGTACTGTTAATAACTACCGAACTAGATTCAACTGGTGCAATTGCCATCAATGTAGCATTGCGTACACCATATTGTTTCATATTATTACGTAATGGTTCCCAATCTAGTTCGGGCGTAAAGTCTGCTAACTCATTAACTCCGTTAGCACGATTCTCCCACGGAAATGTACCTTGGCCGTAACGTGTTTTATCAGAGTCTAAACATGGGCCACGTTCTTTAGCAAGTTCAACTGTTGCTTCTGTTAAGTAGAATGCTTGATGTTCCATCCAGCTTTTAACTTCTTGCAATGCATCTTTTTCGCCGTACTGTAGACTGCGTTTAGCATGCCAATATGCTAAGTTAGTAATACCGATGCCAAGTGGTTGTAGTTCATCGTTGCTTAGTTTACTTTGTATCGACAAGAAATCTTGATAATCCAAAATGTTACATAAGCTACGTTGTAAGATACGACAGGCGCGGCGCATATCTTCTGGATTGCGGAAAGCACCCCAATTTATACTACCAAGTGTACACAGGGCAATGCGACCAGTTGGATCATCTAAGCGTTTGAATGGCTTAGTGGGTAGTAAAATCTCACAACACAGATTACTTTGATAAATGGTATGATATTCCGGATCAAATGGTCCTTGCTTCATAACGTTATCAATAAACACTAGATAGATACGTCCTGTATCTGTACGTTCTTTTAATATGCCACCTTTAAACACTTCTTCGGCCGACATTGTTTTCTTACGTAAGTTCTTTTGTTTTTCGTACTTAACATATAGTTCTTCAAATAGTTCCGTGTTGCTGTAAAATGCTTCGTATAAATCTGGTACTTCATTTGGGTCAAAGAATGTAATGTTCTCTTTATTTTTAAAACGTCTCCAAAAGAATGCAGACAATACAACACCA